ATCCTTGAGTACAGGTAGGAACCTCTGGTATAACCTGACAGTGACAGCTACGTCCTGATGACAGTAGTCTACCATTTCCTGAGAGAACTTAGAGAAGTCCTTGAAGTCCATCTTGTAGTCAGACAGACGCTTACCCCAAGCCTTCAGTGAGTGTCCACCTTGCAGGTTGTAGTCAATGAAGCGAGATACAACGAGAGTATCTAGTACTTTGCTAGGGTCAATCCTCTTTCCTAGCAGTCTGTTAATCACAGGTACATCAAAAGCAATACCATTGTGAAACACAAACAGATCAACAGTATCACAGAAATTAGCAAAGTCTATACCCTCTTCTATTATCTTGTCTGGATTGTGAAACTCGTAGGTCTCACCTGTGTTGACATCCTGACCACAGATAACCCAGATGCGACTAGCATCTAAAGCATCTGTCTCAATGTCCATAGCTACAACTTTAAGTGTCATCTTTAGAGAACCCTATTTGTATTACAGTCAAAGGCCACAGCAGTGACCAGAATAATTGTTTTCGTCTGTCTATCTGATCGTACTTATCCAGTAGATGAAAGACAGCACCCACATGCAGGTAGTGCAGAGCTACACCAAAGGCATAGATGACACCACACAGGGTAGGCCATAGGCTAAAGTAATCCATACTTCTCTTTCATTGTGAACGAAGCTGTGTCAAACGATAGCTGACCTGCGTAGCCTGTCGGACCTACTGGTCTGTTCTTGGTGACCAGAAGCTTCGTTGTGTTACGTTCATCTGCATCCTCTGCCATCTTGTTTCGTTGCAGTTCGACAACAACGGATGCTCTCTGTTCTATCATGCGGCAGTACTTGACAGCCCCATCATCATTGGTGTGACCAATAGTTATGATACCTACGTTCAACTCAGCAGCCAGCTTGGATAGCCTGACAGCTAGGTCAGCTAGGAATTGTTCTTTGCTTTCTTCTCCTGACATGTTAGCTGCTATGTCCTGTATAGGTTCAAAGAATATGTACTGCACACCACATGCCTGAGAAAGATACCTGATATGGTTAAGGATTTCAAGAGGGTCATCCTCGTCATTGAGAAAGAATTGGTATAGCCTTTCATCTTTAGTCAAGTCAGTGATAGCCTCTTGTACTTGACGGTCCAGTCCTTTCTCTTGGATCAAGTCCTTTCGTGTTACGTTCTCTCCTAGTTTGTATGACACCAGACCTAGGATGCTACGTAGCTTTGTCTCTTCCATGTGCCAAGCTGCAATGCGTATCTCTGGGTACTTACTCAAGAGTCTGTACTCTAGGTATCGCATGAACTCAGTCTTACCTATGCCTGTCTGTGCCTTGAACAGAGTGAAGTGTCCCTGCATCAGGCCCATGCACAGATCATCGAAGTCTTGTACACCTGTCTCTACGTAGACGTGTTCCTCTGATGTATTGTACAGCTTTAGGAACTGGTCAGGTGTATTAATGATATTCTCAGGTGTGTACTTCTGTGCGTTGAACCAAGCATGGTAGTATGAATCTCGTTCACCTGCCTGAAGGAACTCATTGGCATCCTTGTACTTGTCGTGCTTCATCCTGTACACTTTGTTAGGGAAGAGGTTAGCTATCTTCTGAGCTACTGCATTCCCTGCGTCATCATGTTCTATTGACAGGACTATCTTCTCGAATGACTTGAGCCAGTCAGTTACGTTCTCCCATAGGCGTCTGCTAGGTGAGGCTGAGGGTAGTGACACGAAGGCTGAGTTATATCTCTGGTGCTTGCACATTTGGTATGCTGACATAGCATCTAGTTCACCCTCTGTGATCGTGACTATCTTACCTGACCCAGCATTCCATAGGTTCATACCGAATAGTTCATCTGACTTGAGACCCTTAGCGGAGAAATCCTTAGGGAAGTATCGTGTCTTGACACCACCTGAGGGGTAGACGTACTGCTGGTACTTCTCCTCACCGTCACTGTTGAGGTAGGTGTAGCACCCGTAGAACTCCATTGTCTCTTTGGATATGCCTCGCATACCTCTGTACACTGCTGTCATCTTCTCAAGGTGTACTACTTGAGGTGCTTGTAATTGCATATCCTCTTCTCCACTTTCCCAATACTCACAACCAGTGCTAAAGCAGTAGCCGTGACCATCTGAGTACCTAGCTAGGTTATCCTTTGACCCGCACTTGGGGCATGGCTCATGTCCTATGAAGTGGCTGTCTGCTTTGTGGTCTTTCATTAGTGCATACTCTCTCTTCCGAATCCATTCTGAATACTAGTCTCGAACCAGTCTTCAACTAGCTTGTCCATAATAGACTTATATTGTTCATCTGTCAAGAGGTTAGGACTGTACTCGTTGCCCTCCTCATCGTAGAGATACTTGATTCTGAACTGTGGTTCAATCTCTAGGGTGATCTCAGGCGGCAAGTCTTTCCATGTCTCGTAGCATATGTAACCATCTGTCAGGATGTCAGCACATACTGTGAGCCACGTGTTGTCTGTTACCTCTACTTCTAATTCAGCATCAAATGTTTCGTGCATCATTTCATAATTCCTCTTGGCAAAACCCACAGAAGTCATTGTAAGATGGACCCCCACAGGATACACACGTTCTCCATACTGGTTTCTTCTTTAACGGTTGACCGAATGAGTGACCTACGGGTGGATTGTTCTCACCGTAGTTACCGTACTCATCGAAGCTATGGTTGGCTTGGTACTTCTCCTTTGCTCTCTGTCTCTCCTCGTCTGACATTGGACGAATTATAAGTAGCTTGTCAAGTCTTTTCTTTAACTGATAGAGTTGCTCCTCATAGTCGTGCATTTTTTCTTTTGACTCTAGGTATCTCTTGTGGTCTATCTGAGTCCACCTTTGCCAAGCCTCGAAGTTCTCCCTTACAAATGTAATCTCGTACTCTAGGTTTTCTATCTCTCCTGATACACTCATATCATCCACCCTTGTTGAACTCATGATGCAGAGACCACATTGCCTGTTCCATTTTAGAGACATCAGATATTTGTAAGTCCCAGCAGTCATGTATGTAAGAGAGTGTATCCCTCAGGGAAGTGTAGGCTAAGTCAACAGCTTTTATCTGATCATCAGACATAGCTTTCATACCTTCACTCCTAGCTTTTACTTTCTTTTCGTGTTCTATTTCCCACTGTTCTTTCTTTGCCATGTCATTTTCTCCTTGACATCCTGATAAGATAGGTGTATAATAGTCTTGCCTTTGGGCAAGGGGCCATTAGTCATATACCCTAGGTCCATCTCCATTTTTAATTCTATCTATTAGGTCTCTCTCTTCTTGGAGCAGAGACTCCAAGTCTTCCTCTAGGAACTCTTCACTCAGTATCTTGTCGGAGTAGTAGTTCTTTGGTGTCTTATTCTTTACTGGTCTTTTCATTAGAAGGGTACCTCCTCATCTTCTGTCTGTGGTATCCACACTATATCATACTTGTGCATGATAATCAAGTATTCTCTTAGGTTACTACCCCACAAATACATCTGTGAATCCTTTCAGTTTCTTTAGTGCGTACCCTGCTAGTGTACACTGTAGGTATATCCAGAAGATAGCCTGACTGTCAACCCCTCTCATGTCATAGCCTACAGATGCTAGTATTCCAACGGTGACTATCATTGAGACCCATGACAAGAGAGAGATTGTAGTCAAGTGCATCATGAGGCATTCAACATTGCTGCGATACGCTTGGCCTCGTTCTTGCGCACAGGTAGGACATTGAGGTCAACCAGTACGTTGATGCGGTACATCACACGGGTCTCTAGCTCATTCAAGTCAGAGGCAATCTGTCTTGTTGTCTTGCGGTAGTAGTCCTTGACGAGTGCTTGGTCTATAACCTCATAGCCTGTGCGATAGGTGAAAGGCTTTGCTCTTTTCATGTGCTTTGTGTATGCCTTGTAGATTGTAGGTGTTAGTTGGTTTGCCATTGTCTTTTCTCCTTTTGTGTTTAGACAAGTTTAGTTAGATCATAGTTAAGTTTAGTTGTCAAGCCTCTACTAATTTGTTTATTGTGTTCTGTGGTACTACTCTGCCTATGTCTTTACCTCCAAGATACTTGTTGATGTGCTTGGATGTGGTAGGTGAATAATGTGTGTCAGTCCTGAATGCACCTTGGTCATCCCAACCTGCAACTGGAGTTTCATAGCTGAACAAGACAGACACACCTTTGATTTGTAGTTCTGTCATGTTTGACCCTATGTTCTTGAGTTTCATTTTAGTTTCTCCTTTTGTATTAGCTTCTGATTAGTCGAAGAAGTTACCTTCTACCCATTGATACGTGTTAAACTTTGGTGTTGGAAACCATGCACCGTCCCTGCTTTCTGGATCAGACCACAGTAATTCCTTGTTCGCTTCAACCATTGCATCACCCTTTTCCATTGTCAAGGGATATTTGACTTGCTTGTCTTTGTAAATAAATGTGTGCATTTTACCAGTCTCCTATTGCCATATCACGTATTGCAGCTAAGATACGTTCTGGAGTGTATAGTGCCTTGTCTGGAGTTTCAAAGATATTGTCTCTCTTCAACTCTTCAAACATTACCTCTGCTGCTACAAAAGGTTTGAACAGTTTAATATTCTCCTGTGCCATGTTATACAGGTTTTCATCATTGTTGATCCACAAGGCTACATTCCATGTTTCCCAGTCTTTCCAGCCATTGTATGCCATAGTTTTACTCCTTGAGTTGATTGACAGAGATACTCTAAGTAAGTACCCATGTCAAGCAACTAGACACACTCACCCCAACTTTGACGGGTTGATTCAAGTCACCGTACTACAGCCCCGATTTGGACTCTGTCCTTGGCAAGTCTTTTGTGCCTAAGTTATCTTTAGTCTTTCAGACTGTTTAGAGTGTGTCAAGCACTTTCTTTAGTTTTGTGTGTGGTCTTTTGTATCTTGCCCGAATACGTAGACCACAAACGCTTCAGACAGTTGCCCTATTTCTAGTACCGTATAGGGACGGTATTCTTTTTATCAGGACTAGATTGCACCTGACTAGCTTGGATCAATCAATGCTCAGGATCAAGGCCCAAAGGCTCCCCGTCTGCTAGTTGACTTTCCGTCATGGCTGTACCTAAGCACAGCCAAAAGAGAGAGTCAAGAGTTATTCTTCCCAAGCGTCAAGACAAGCTAAAATGTAGTCGGCTGGTAACCGTAACCCCATTAAAGATTGACAAAATTCTTCTTTTGTAAATCCTAATTCTTTTACTCGCTTCGCATACTCTTTTGGGTCTTTCAAGATTTCCATTTTGTTTTTCCTTGTTTGCGTTTCGATGATTTAAACTTGCCTGAAGGAAATGAAAAAGAAAACCTATCATGATGGATAGGACAAGACATAAAAGGATAGAAATGACAAGAAAACCCAATGAAATAAGGCTGAAAAAAATTTAAGAAAAGATGAAATAAGATGTTTTTGACCATGATTTAGAGGCTAGCCTATCCAAAGGGGTGATTCGTTTTGAAGATCAAAAGCAGACCAAAGTAATAGTATTTTGACAAATCAGTCCTATCAGGTAACAAATCAGTACTATTGAAAACGAATCAGTCCGATAGGATAGCTCCAGTTAGTCCAAAGGGATAGGTCCAGTTTATATTATAATGAGTAATAAAAACCAATAAGATCAGAACCTAGAAAATTATACCAAGGGATAGACAAGGATGATACCAAAGTATGTAATGTTATCAATGGGGTAGCATTGAGGAGACTAAGGTATGTGCATTTCCCATATGCAATACCTAAGCTATACCAAAGCTATACCAAAACCAACCAAGCAACACCAAAGTATAACCAAGGTAAGACCAAAGGGTAGGGTACCCAACTTTTTGCTGTATACTTAGGGGTAGGCCAAGGGGGGCCACGGGGCATCCGCCTGTATGTACAATGCACCTACAAATTTTCTCACCAAAATTTTCCATATGCAAAAAACAAAAGCACACCAAGGTTTTACCCAAAGTGTGCTCTACAACCATACATAGGCTGATCTGTAGTTGTCCTTAGTTAGCCAATAAGAATAATAATACTATAAGTAATATATACCTCCCGCAACTACCAAAGTTATTATACCATACTTTGTCTAACTTGTCAAGACCTATCTTACATTATCTAACTTTTTTTAATTTTATTGAAATTAATGCTTGACATTTGTTTTAAAGTGTGGTATCATTCTATCTATGATTATTTTTATGAAGAGGCATAAACCATGATGTTTTCTCCTAGACAACTAAAGAATGCCAGTGGTAAGTTCTTCACTAAGAGTCTCTTCTATGAGTTATCTTATATACAACCTAAGCATTCAGTCTTTACCCTTAAAGACCAAGACATAGAGTTCGAAGGCAAACCTTTAGTCTCTTTCCCTAAACTTTATCTAGCCTTAGTGTCAGGTGATCCAACTGAGTACGAGTTCTCTCAGGTAGTCTTTGGGTCATGGGAGCACTGGCAAGCTATAGCTAAGTCACCTTTCGTTAAGCCTTACATCACTAAACTCCGTAAGGAAGTAGAGGTAAAGGTTAGGTCAGACGCTATCAAGGCCATAGCTGAAGAGATGAAGTCAAACGGAAGGAGTTCCTTTAGTGCAGCTAAGTTACTCTTAGAAAAGGGTTGGCTAGATAAAGAAACAGCATCTAAAGCTAAACAAAAGCTAAAAGAAAAAGAAGAGGAGGAGATGAACAAGGAAGCTCTGTCTCTTCTCTCAGAGGATGCCAACAGACTAGGGATCAAGGTAAACTGATATGGCTAAGAGACCATCTATAACTAACATAGCATCTGGCTTTACATCAACGACAACACTTAATGCTAACTTTCAGTCGTTGCAAGCTGGGTTCGATAATGTTATCTCTCTAGATGGTAGTACACCTAATGCTATGCAAGCTGACCTAGACTTAAACGGTAATGCTCTCCTGAACGTAAATGAAATATACGTTAATGGGACTAACATCCTAAACATTCTAGATAATGTAACCGTAAGTACAGCTTCACCTTCAGGTGGCAACGATGGTGACATCTGGTTCAAAGTAAGCTCGTAAAGGAAATACAATAATGGCGGCTCTATCTGATCACGCAGAAAACTTAGTGCTTAACTGGTTGATGACCTCAGGGTCAGCGACTCGTCCTACAGCTTGGTATGTAGCTCTCTATACCTCAGCACCTAACGATGCAGGTGGTGGTACGGAGTTGTCAGGCAGTGGTTACTCACGTCAATCAGTAGCATTTACTACAGCCTCAGGTACAGGGGGTACAACATCTAACTCAGGTGCTGTGACATTTACAGCAGCAGGGGGAGACTGGGGTACAGTAACTCACATGGGTATTCACGATGCAGCATCAGCAGGTAACCTTATCTGGCACGGTTCTTTAGCTGCATCTAAAGATATATCAGACGGGGATACCCTTGAGTTCGCTATCGGTAATATCGACTTGACTATAGCCTAAGGTTTAAATTGTGTCTCAGGGCTATCGTATCACAGAGGCTGGTGACCTCAGGGTATCTGAAGCCAGCGAAGACAGAATAACAGAACAGTTCGAAGTAGGAGAGGTTTCTCTATCTGCTTCTGGTTCTTTGTCTGGTGATGCAGACGCAAAACGTCAGGCATCCTCTAGCTACACAGCAACTGGCTCAGTTAGCTTTACAGGCACACTAAAAGCTAAAGGTTCAACAAGCCTAACATCCACAGGCACACAAACAGCAGATGCCGATTTAAAAGCTAAGGGTGTAGTATCTCTAACAGCTACTGGTTCACAAGTCTCCCTAGGCATACGTAAGAGACCTGCTTCATCTAGTCTGTCAAGTACAGGTACTATAACCTCAGAAGCTGGCTTTAAGTTTATAGGAAACTTCTCAGGCTCTAGCACTGGTTCTCTAGCTAACTCAGTTGACTACACACTAAGTGGTGTCTTCGATACTAACCTAGAAGGCATAAGACTAACAGAGTCAGGTGACACTAGAATAACCGAAGACGGTGACACAAGAATTACTTTTGGTGTTAACCCTAACATTGTTTATGGAACTCTTGTAGCTCTAGGTACTGAGATTGAGTTCTCAGCTATAGCTTACATAAAAGAAAGAGGAGCTTGGAGAACATTTGATCCTTATGTTAAGTTTAATGATCTATGGGATGAACCTCAAGCAATCTACAAGAAAATCGGTAATAACTGGAAGAGAGTCTACTAATGGCTAACATAAAAATATCTCAGTTGCCAGCAGCTAGTGCAGCTTCTGGTACACAAGAGTTCGAAGTAAATGACAGTGGTACATCTAAGAAAGTAACAGGTGCTCAACTTCTGTCTTACATTGATGGTAACCACACCCACACACTATCTGAAATCACAGACGCAGGTACAGCAGCAGCATCAGCCAGCACTGACTTCGAACCTGCTGGCACAAGTGTGGCCTTGGCAATTGCGTTAGGATAATAAAATGGCAAATACATTTAAAGTTGTAACCAAGGCAGGGGTCACAACGCTTGACGACATCTATACTGTAGCTGCCTCTACAACCACAGTTGTTATTGGTCTGGTCTTGGGTAACACCACAGGCAGTCAGGTAACAGCTACTGTCACTCTGTCGTCTGACACGGCTGGTCGTGCAGGTAACAACGACGAAGCTAACCAAGACGTTGAGATTGTCACCTCAGTTCCTATCCCAGCTAACTCTTCTCTGTCTGTCCTAGACGGTAAGATTGTAATGGAAGCAACGGACATCCTTAAAGTCTCAGCCTCTGGCGCAACTGATGTTATCTTGAGTATTTTGGAGCAAACCTAATGAGTGGTTACATTGGCACCAAATCTGTAACTCTTAGCACAACCAGTGCAAACGTGGGTGGTGATAGCACAGTCGGCGGTGATCTGACCGTAGACACCAACACACTTTATGTTGACAGTACGAACAATCGGGTTGGGATTGGGAATGCATCTCCCACTCAGGCGCTAGATGTAACTGGTGATATTATAACCTCTGGCGGTGTTTACCTTGGCGGCACTGGTAGTGCGAACCTGCTGGATGACTATGAGGAGGGGACTTGGACGCCTACTTTTAGGTCTGGCTTTAGTGGCACACCTACCTACGTTAGTCAGGGTGGACGATTTACGAAAGTAGGTCGTATGGTTTACTGCGATTTTTATATCAAAGTGACAGGCACAGGTGATTCAGCGCAGTTACAAATTGATGGACTACCGTTTTCATCTACTTCAAACAGCCTTTCTAGAGGCGGTGGGCTTAGTACATATGTAGATTTAACAACAGGTTACACTATGCAATTTTATGGTGGCCCAAGCATAAGTTATTTCTCTTGCTACATAAACGGAAATGCCGCCCCTTCGTTTTCTGGTTCAGTAACAAACAAATATTTAATTGGCATATACACTTATGAAACAGATGCATAACCCACTGCATAGCTTTGGGTCGGACAGTCCACATAGCCATAGGAGATAAACGATGGCACTAACAGAAGAAACAGTAGAAGACAAAATCGAAGTCGTAGGTGACTTTAAGCATGTGCAAGTGCGCACCGCCACAGTCATCAAGCGTGATGGCGTAGAGATCAGCCGTAGCTTCAGCCGCCATGTCGTTGCACCAGATGCAGACATCTCAGGTGAAAGCTCACAGGTGCAAGCCATCTGTGCGGCGGTTCACACGCAAGAAGTTAAGGACGCATATGCTGCACACTTAGCAGCGCAAGAGGTATAATCCATGTCAGCTTACATCGGCAACATACCAGTCCCACAGGCAACCCAGACACGGCAGACGTTTACAGCTACTTCAGGTCAGACCACATTTACGACTGTAGGTTTTGTCGATAAGTTCCTAGACGTATTCCTTAACGGCGTAAAGCTGGTCTATGGCACAGACTTTACAACGTCAGGCGGCAATCAGGTTGTCCTTACTTCTGGGGCTGCAACATCTGATGTCTTGGATGTCATCTTGTACACTGCCAACACTGACACCGTAAGCAACGGCGGCAGATACAAAGGTGAACGTGGGACTGTGGGAGCATCTGCTGCGGCTGGTGACATCTTTCGGGTGCATGAGCAACAACTAGATACCAATGTCACCATAGACGCCACAGAGAATGCACTTGCGGTTGGTCCTTTGACTGTGGCCTCTGGCGTTACACTGACTGTTACAACAGGGGGCAATCTGGCAATCGTATGAGCGAGATTAGAGCAACAACAATTAGTGATGCGGCGGGCACTGGCCCTATTACGCTTACGAAGCAGAGTGCTGCGAAGGCTTGGGTTAATTTTTCGGGCCAAGCAACTATTTCGATTAGAAATAGTTTAAACGTTAGCGGACTGGTAGACAACGGGGCTGGGGATTACACCGTTAATTTTACGAATACTTTTTCGGGTAACTACTTTGCAGATTGTTCTGCAACCGTTTATAACATAGCCTACCCAAGAAACTGCGGCATTACATCTCTTGGTAGTATGCAGGTTTCTTCAATCAGATTTATTAACGGTTATTCTAATCCTCTTGGCACAGGCGTAGCTGAAGACCCTGATTATGCTGGGGTGTTAATCCACGGAGACTTAGCATGAGTACGATAGTAATCTCCAACATCAAAGCTACAGGTGAGACAGCTAGTCGTGCGGTGTCAGGGGTTGCGGCGGCTTGGGCTTTTGCTGATGGGACAGGCGCAGCATCAATTAGCGATAGCCAAGGCATCTCTGGGTTGGTCGATAATGGAACAGGTGATTACACTTTTTCATTTTCTAATAGTATGAGCAATGCAACATATGGCGGCGGTTCGGCGGCTGCTTCCTCTGAAGCAAATGGTCAAAACTTTCAGTTACACATATTCGCTACTGGCTCCATTAGAACAAGGGCTGAAAATGCAAGCGGAACTTTAACAGACTGTTCTAGGCTTGTTTTTAATATCCACGGAGACCTAGCATGAGTACGTTAAACGTCAGCAACATCACCGATGGCACAACAACTTTGGCTACTTCGTATGTGGTCAATGGGTCTGCGAAGGCTTGGGCTGCGTATAGTCAAACTGGCACACAGTCGATACGAAACTCTCAAAACATATCGTCAATTACTGACTTGGGGACAGGTATTTCTGAATTTGCAATAATTTCTTCTTTTGCAAATGCAAATTGGGCGCACGTTGCTTGTAGTGGAGAGTTGTCAGGTGGCGGTAATAGGTCAGTTGGTTTAACTGGGGCGTTTGGAGCATTAACTTCTTCCAAAGCCATATTTAGAAACTTTCTACTCACTAATACATCTAATGACGATGATGGTCTTGCTTTTGCTTTAATGGGTGAACTCGCATGACGCACCTGTGGGACAGATTAGCTGAAGCCAAGAGCCGCCTTGCACCCGTGCAGAGCAAGTACCGTGTGCTATTCGAAGACCCACGGGAACCAGATGCCCCTGCCAAAATTCTTGTGCCTGATCCCAACTGGATGGCTGCGGCACTGGCTGGCGAAATCTTGCCACCTATTGACACCTACCAGCGTGATCGTTTGGTCCCTGACGGACAGCCAAAGGAACACCCATACGCAGAACCT